TACTAAAACAAAGAGACAAGCTAATTTAGCTAAGACATTAAGAAAGATTAGTAAGAAAAAGTAATAAGGAGAAATAAAATGCCAGCAAAATCAAAGAAGCAACAAAAAGCTATGGCGATTGCAGAGCATGAACCTAGTAAATTATATAGTAGAAACAAAGGCTTAAAGAAGATGTCTAAGAAGCAATTACATGACTTTGCAGCTACTAAGACCAAAGGTTTGCCGGTTAAAGTTAAAGCGAAGCCAAAGGCGACGAAGAAAAAGTAGCTTTATGCCATTTGATACACAACTATCGCCTGAAGGTGAACAGAAATTTCAGCAATGGCTTGAGACGCAATCAAGAGTTAGAAATAGAGATGTGTCGAAGGATTTGCAGGACTATGATTTGCGTGGTTATTGGACAAATGGCGGTTACAGAGATACTGGCACAGGTCATATGCCTGACACTTATAAGAAGCCAAATCATCCCACATTTAGTGACCAATCTATTTATCATGATGGCGATAACTACATTGGTGGTCACTGGGGCGAAGATAACTCTTTTACTCCTGGTCCTACTAATTTAATGATGCACGGTGTACCGAAATTGCGACAATATTTTAAGAAAGTAGAGCCTGCTAGTAAGTTAATAGTTCCTAGTAGTAATTTATGAATGATAAATAGAAAACGCACCTTAAACTGGAATAAAGTTATTCATTATTGTGATAAATTAGGTATTAATGTAGAAAATGTTTACCATGATGGTGAGCTAGTAGCGTTCGTAATTTATTTCAATAAATATTTTCAATTTACTATAAGTAAATATAGATCAAGTATTTGGTTGATTGATGATGTATCTGGTAAAACTTTGCATTTAGGTGATATCTCAGAAAATCTAAATACTGGTGATTCATGTATTGGAGAAGTTATTTATAGCGTTAGAAATAAGTACGGGAAAAAAATTGCTACTAAATTAGAGGAAGCATTTGATCATTTTGACATGATAATAGACAAAGGAATTAAGGCAGAAACAACGGGTAAAGAAATTAAGCCGGAAGCATTCCCCCTTGAGTTAATAATAAATCATTTTGAAAATTTATTGTACTATGACAAATAAAATAAATATTTACAAATGCCCTAAATGTATGGGTAGTGGTATATACCTAAACCCTGGTTTAATAGCTGTTAAATGCGATTTATGTAACGCTACTGGGAGAGTCGACGAAGATACTTTTTATGGGCGTTATGTCTTGCCTGCTAACAACACTACGGTTACTGAAGTCAAACCTGTTGAGGTACGCTATGGCACTAAGCCCAATGATATTAATAGCACTAATCCTCCTAGCTCTATACGTACTCGACGAGGAGTAAAACCCAAATGCGTGAGTGGAAAGACGCCTACGGCTTAAGCGCGAAGCAAGCAAAGTTTGTTAAAGAATTCCTCACTAACGGACAAGACGCTAAAGCAGCATGTATAGCTGCTGGGTATAGTGCAAACGGAGCGACTGTTATGGCTACTAAACTACAAAAGAAACCAGAGATACAGCGCAGAATAGCTGCTGTTCAGACTCGTAATCTTACGCAAACCAAGATATCGTTTGAGTATAAGCTTGATAAGCTAAATAAAGTTATAGATCAATTCATACCTGATGATGAGGCAATTGACCCAAAGAGAGCTACTGTTGGTATATCTGCAATAGCAGAGACAAACAGAATGCAGGGACATTACGCACCTGATAAACACGCAAACCTTAACTACAATATAAAAGGGGATTCTGATGTAATTGGTGTAAAGGAATTAATAGACGAAATAAAGGTTAGAGAACGTGATTATTGATTATGCGGGCGGTATAAAAACAGAATTAGATGACTATGATATATTGGCAATGAAGGCGGATCTGTTAGGATCGCTGCTATTATTTACAGAAGTTTTCTATAAATTACGTACTAATCGAGAGTTTATTATTTCCTACCCTCCAGGGCGAGAAAGCCATTACATAATTATATGTAGAGAATTGACCAAACTCCAACGTGGCCAGACTAAAAAGCTAAGAATTCATATTCCACCAAGATACGGAAAAACTGAGATGGCTATACATTTTGTAGCATGGTCGATGGCTAGATATCCTTCAAGTAATTTCATGTATCTTAGTTATGCACACAGTTTAGCTGCAGATCAAACAGCTATCATCAGAGATATTATGTCGATGCCTATATATCGTAAGCTATTTGGGGTTGAGATATCAGATACATCATTTGCTAAAGATAAATTTTCCACTAATTACGGCGGTACTATATATGCAGCCGGCGCTGGAGGCGTTGTAACTGGTAAAGGAGCTGGTATTAAGGGAGGTAAAGATTTTGGCGGTGCTTTTATAATGGACGATATGCACAAACCAGATGAGGCCCCAAGTGATACTATAAGAAAATCTGTTATTAATTGGTTTTTCAATACAGCGAGAAGCAGGGTAAACGATGGTGAAAATACTCCTATGTTGTTTATAGGTCAAAGAACGCATGAAGACGATTTGCCGGTATATTTAAAAGAGGAAAGCGGCTGGAAAGTTATTAGTTTGCCGGCGTTGGATGTTAATAAAAATCCTTTAGATCCTAGAATGCACTCTAAGGAAGATTTATTAAAAATGCAAAAAGAGGAAGAATACAGTTTTGCTGCACAGTATCAACAAGAACCTCAACCCGCCGGAGGAGGATTGTTTAAGAAGGAATGGTTTTATTTAACAGAACATGATCCGGATATATTAGCTACTTTTATAACAGCAGATACCGCAGAAACAGACAAGTCTTATAATGACGCAACGGTATTTAGCTTTTTTGGGGTATATAGAATAAAAATTGGTAATAATGTAACAGATTTATACGGCCTCCACTGGATAGATTGCGTAGAGATGCGTATTGAGCCTAAAGACTTACATAATGAGTTCTTGAGTTTTTACACTAGATGTTGTGAGTTTAAAGTTAAACCTAAACGAGTAGCGATTGAAAAGAAATCAACAGGTGTGACGTTACTTTCTGTTCTCAAAGATATGCAAGGTGTGCAGATAATAGAAGTAGATAGAACTAAGATTTCAGGATGCAAAACTACTAGATTTATTGAAATGCAGCCTTATGTGTCAACAAAACGGGTATCATTGCCTATTTATGCTAAACATACTAATATGTGTCTAGAGCATATGCGTAAAATTACAGCTAACGACACTCATAGTCATGACGACATAGCCGACACTTTGTATGACGGTATAAAGTTGGCTCTTATAGATGGATCGATTCAGCGATTAGATATTAATGAGGATGCTAGTAAATCAGATGATGTTATTAAAATGCTAAATACCAGGTTAAACAAGATTCAGAGATTGAAAGACGCTAGTTATGGCGCGTAGCTTTATGGGGGATATATTATGGCTGAGGTCGCGAAGAGATACCAAGATTCATTAGAAAGAATAAAGAAAAATGTACAAAAGTCTTATGAATATTTCAAAGTAAATTATCAAAGATTCCACGAATATACAAAGTTCGTTTTTTTAACTTCTCTTACAGAAGATGATATCTCCCTTCTTAAGTCTCTAAACAAACCGCAGATAGAGTTTAATATCCTAGAGGCATATATATCTAGGCTACGCGGTGAGTTCTCTAAGCAAGAGCCATCTATTGAGGTAATGCCGGATTATGACTATCCACTAGATCCGCAAACTACAAAAGTCGTAGAAGGCCATATAAGGCACATTATCCAAGAAGGTAACAAAAATGGAGCTGAATATAACATTTACACAGATATGCTAGCTGGAGGATTTAGTGTTATTAAATGCTGGACGGATTACGCTAACGACAAATCTTTTAATCAGATTATAAAATGGGGCAGGGCTTATGACCCAACATTATGCGGGTTTGACCCATTAGCAAAAGAATCTCATAAGGGAGATGGAAGATATTGCTTTGAAATATTCCCCAGGAGTAAGGATGAGTTTGAAGAAGAATATCCGAATGTCGACATAACCAATGTTAAATTTGCCAGAGATAGCGTAAGTGACTTTAATTGGAGTTTTAGAAATCAAAAGGAAGATATATTACTTATATGTGATTATTACGAGAAAAAGAAGCGCAAAACAAAGATAGTATTACTTGCTAATAACCAATCTATGACTATGGACAAATATGAAGAGTTTATAGAAAAATGGCAGCAATCCGGAACTATAGAACAGCCCCCTGCAATTATTAAAACCAGATATTCAGATATCGAAACTATATGCAGATATAGATTTATAGAAGATCAGGTTATTGAGTATGTGGAAACTGACTACAAGCTATTACCGCTAATATTTGCTGATGGTAACTCGATATACATTAGAGATAACGTTAATTCTGCGGTACAACAACATACAAGACCATACGTTTACAACGCCAAGGGTGCGCAGAAGTTAAAGAACTTTGCAGGACAGACTCTAGCTAATGAGTTAGAAAATTTAGTACAGCATAAGTTTAAAGTTCCAAAAGAAGGTATACCAAATGGGTATGAAGAAGCATATACAAATATACAACAGGCGAGTACTCTTGTTTATAATTCGTTTAAAGATAATGACCCGAATGTACCATTACAGCCGCCACAAGAAATAGCTAGGCCACCGATACCTCCTGAAATTGCTAATACTTTCATGGCTGTAGAGCAGACTACGCAGGCAATCCTGGGTTCTTACGATGCTTCTTTGGGAATAAACAATAACCAATTAAGCGGTGTAGCAATAGTTGAGGGGGCAACACAGTCCAACGCTGCAGCAATGCCATATATTGTTGGATTTCTTGCAGCAATGAACCAGGTAGCACAGATAATATTAGACCTAATACCTAAATATTATGTTACTCCAAGAACCATACCAATTATGGGTTTAGATAACAAGAAGTCATACGTTAGGGTAAATGGGCAAGGAGGAGTAAACCTAAATTATCCTGAGAATGTTCTAAATGTTAGTGTTTCCGCTGGCGTTAATTTCTCTATACAAAAATCAAAAGCATTACAGCAGATCATAGGGTTAATGCAGGCTTCGCCATTGTTTGCGCAGTTTATGAACAGTGACGGGTTGGAGATATTGCTTGATAACTTAGAGATTAGAGGAGTTGATCAATTAAAGGTTATGTCGCAGCAATTCTTGCAGAAACAAGCGCAGATGGCTCAACAAGCGCAGCAGATGAACCCGCAACTTATGCGTGCGCAGACAGAGCAACAAAAGGTGCAAATACAAGCTCATCAAGCTGGTATAGATGCTAATCTAAAGGCTGCAGAAATAGCAGTGAGCAAGGAGCAGATGGACAACGAGCGCTTGAAGCTAATGCTAGAGACTCAAGCAGGAGAGGAAGAAAGAGCCGTAAAAATAGAACAACAACAGACAGAGAAAGTAAGGGCGGCAGTCGATATGGCTATAAGTGCTGCTGATATGCATCATAGGCACGCTATGGATATAAAGCAAAAATACATGAAGTAGAAAGATAAGATTCATTGTAGTAATTACATATAAAGCAATTACTTAAAACGAATTAATATATATTGACAATTTTAATCATAGAATTGATAATTTACGTGAATAACTTGTAGACTCGTGACATATAGCGAGGTAACAAACACAACGTAGTTATACGGCAAAATAACCGGAACTCAACCGCATTGAGGCATATACCGTGACGGGGTAATAGTCAGAGGTTTGAATGGCAGAAGATAACGTTGAAATTACAGCTGCTACAGCTTCTACGGAAGCTACAAGTAGCCAGGGTAATACTTCTCCTCCGGCAGCAGAGCCGCAACAAGCGTCTGCTTCTCAAGAGAAAATGCTTAAACAATCTGAAGTTAACGAGTTAGTGGGAAAGCTAAAGCGTGAGTCATATGAGCGTGGATTAAAAGATGGTAGCGTAAAGCAACCTGAATATACACCTCCTCCATCGCAAGCAAGTACTTCTGACCCGGTAGCTGATGAAAGAGTTAGGCAAATAATTAGAGACGAAACAGAAAAGCAGACGCAGCTAGCACTAGCGCAGAAAGTAGCAAATGAATTTACGCAAAAGATTATTGCTGCTAAGGACTCTAATAAATACCCTGATTTCGAAGAGAAAGTAATGCAATTAAATCTTCCAAGCATTCCGCATATAGTTGGGTGGGCAAACTCTCTGGATAATACTGCTGATGTTTTGTATGACATTGCCAAAGATCCCGTTAAGTTTGCTAATGTTTTGATGTTGTCGCAGACGTCCCCACATCTGGCTGTACAACAACTGCAGAAGCTTTCTAATTCCATAAAAGAAAACGAAGCTGCTGCCAAACAACCAACTGCTGCAGAGCCCTTGAGCCAATTAAAACCTTCTACAACTGGAACGGATAATGGCTCAATGTCGATAAGAGATTATAGGAAGCAATCCTGGTTAAAAGGTTGATTTCTACATAAGGCATTAGTCATTAATCCAAATTATTTAAAATATAATTCGGAGAGCTATAATGCCTTTACCAACTAATATTTTGCAGACAGTGCAAACATATCAGGCTTCTGAGCTTGCATATCTGCTAAACTTATTTGCTTTTGTTTCAACCGCAAACAAGAAATTCAAAGATTTCGAAAACCTAGAAGCAAACTTAGGTGATACAGTAACTTTTGATTTGCCACCACGTTATACAACTACTAATTCATTAGTAGCAACTTTCCAAGAATCACAACAGCGCGTTCAGCCATTAACTGTAAACAATGCAGTTAACACTGCTTATGCTTTTAGTGCGCAACAATTCATATTCAATGTTCGTGATTATATGGAGAAGTTTGGTAAATCAGCAGTAATGGAAATTGGTTCTCAAGTTGAAGCCAATGTTGCATTAAATGCTGACACAAATACCTACAGATTCTATGGCGACGGTGTTACACCTATTAATTCATATGGTCAATTAGCCAATGCGTTAGCATATTTCCGTAACTACGGTGCGGCAAAAGATAACGTCAAAGGTTATTTAGATGACATAGCAGTTCCAACAATTGTTAATAGTGGATTGAACCAATTTGTAATGGATCGTAACGAAGAAATTGCGAATTCATGGCAATTAGGTAGATTCTCTATGTGCGATTGGTATCAATCAAACTTATTGCCGACACACGTTGCTGGTGATGTTGGTAATGGCGCAACTTCCACAATCCAAACATTGACAGTAGTCAGCACAAATGACCCAACTGGCGCTAACATTACACAGATAACTTGTACATGTGATGCAAGTCTTGCTAACGATGCAAATGCTATTTTTGCTAACGACCATGCTGTATTTGTTGATGGCGTTGCTGGTCAGCCAAACATGCGTTATCTGACATTTATTGGGCACCAGGTTTCTAAAAACCCAGTTCAAATACGTATAACTCAAGCAGCGGCAGCATCAGGCACTACAGTTGTGCTTAATATTGCTCCAGCTTTAGTTGCAACTGCTGGCGCTAATCAAAATATCAACAACAACATTGTTGCTGGTATGAAGATTAAAGTTATGCCAAGCGCAAGAATTGGATTAATTACTGGTGGCGATCCATTGTTCTTAGCAATGCCGCGCTTACCAGAAGAAATTCCATTCCCAACTGCTAACAAAACAGATCCTGATTCAGGTGTTAGCATGCGTATGTATTACGGTTCGCTATTTGGGCAAAACCAACGTGGGTTTGTTCATGACATTATCTGGGGATCAACTTTGGTTCCTGAATATGCAATGGCTGTTTTGTTCCCACTTTAATAGGAGAATTTTAAAATGAGTAAAGAACAAATTGTTAATCTTGGAATGCTATATGTAAATGGCTTGAATACCTCGATTGGCAGTAACACAACTGCAGTTTTATCTTCTGGTCAATGCCGTGACAGTACTAATGTTTTTGATATTACATTGCCGTCAAGTGTAATAATCAACTTTAGAGCAAATGGTGTAAACGGATTAGATACCGGAACTTTTGATGATAGCGTTTGTTACAATGTTTTTGTAATTAGCGATTCCTCTGGTTTTAATAGTCCAGCTGGTCTTGCATCGTTGTCAGTCACTAGCCCAACGTTACCAAGTGGTTATAATATTTTTAGAAGAGTTGGCTTTGTCACAACTGATTCTAGTGTCCATCTTATACCATACGACCAGGTCGGAACTGGTAGCTCTAAAAGATATATTTTTGACGATCCCGTCCAGATACTTTCAAGCGGGACTCAAACCACTTTTACTGCTATAGATACTAGACCTTATATTCCCTCTATTTCTGGTATATTTGTACAGGTTAGGGCTTCTTTTACTCCGGCTGCAGCATCAAATACTGCTTCGGTTAGAAGTGGAAGTTCTACTGGGACAACAGGTCAAACTCTAACTGGACAAGTAACGTCAGTAGTAGTTAATGGCGCTTTTGATCTTGTTTCCAAATTGCATATTGATTATAAAGTTTCAGCTGGAAGTCTTAATTTGTTTTTAAATGAAGTTGTAGATGAACTTTAGTTAATAGCTGAATGGGAGGAGAAGTGATTCCAAGCTTCTCTTTCCATTTCTAAACATAAAATAAATTTATGACATACACTGTTAGAAAACTTATTACAAATGCTTATTACCTTACTGGGATTGTTTCAAGATCAATGCAAACAATAACTGGTGAGCAACTAGTTGATGGATTTGACCTTTTAAATGAAGTATTAACCATCAAAACCGCAGATCAAAGATTAGTTCCATATTTTGAAGAGTACGATTTTACAGCAACTATTGGCCAGGAAAAATACTTTATCCCTAATCTTCTTTTGGATGAAACTGCTACATTTAATATTGGAACCGTAAGATACTCTATGTTAGGAATAACAAGAAAGCGATATTTTGGCACAGGACGTGTGGATAATATTAATTCATTGCCTTATAACTGGCATGTAGAAAGAACTTTAGGTGGAGCTAATTTCTATTTGTATTTTCTGCCTGCTGATAACTATCCTATAAAAATATGGGGTAAGTTTGGACTAGATTCATTGCCTTATTATCCTAGTACAGATATTCCTGATTATGAATTTGATTTGTTAACCGTGTACGACATGTTTTATGTGACTTATCTCAAATTTGCTTTGGCAGAGTATATTTGTTCAGATTATAACATTGTGTTCCAACCACAATCTGCGCAGAAGTTAAAAGAGTTAGAATATACGTTGATTGATATTTCTCCTAAAGATTTGTCT